CAGTTCTGAGGATGCCATGAAAGAAAATCCCGATCGACGGTTCTTAAGGTAGCACATTCCATAACACCTAGTATCGGATTTACACGCTTCCCAAAAAATAAAGAAAAGTCTGTTTGCTTCTCTAAACTCTGGTTTCCCAACATCAATCTTGGTCCACTGCAAGTACATATAATGAGAACCAGTAATGTAAGTAGAAATACCTTTGTTATAAAACCAAAAGCCTTCTTCACGTCTTTTAAATTCTTCATCAATGTAATCATACCATTTATTTTTAAAATCTAAGGAAGTGTTATTCCAATCAAAAACTGTTTTTAATCTTTCTAAAGATTTTGGATAATCAAATACTTCCCAATATTGTTCTTCTTTTTTGTTTGCTCTTTTATATGTTTTTTCTTCTAACGGTAAAGCAATTTTGAGACCTTGGATTTCATATATTTCACCAATTTGGCCACTTTTGCTGATAACCACGATATCATTTTCTTGATCGTACCCATATTTCCATTTTTTATATCTGTTATTTCTTTTTATTATGTTTGGTTTAACATGATCAGATAAAATTTTATATAAAGTTTGTTGATACATTATTTTGATCTACCTTCAGCAAAACCTTTGAAGTTATTGCTACGATTTTCTTTTTTAATTTCTTTTAACATATTTTCTTCTTCTTCTATACGGTTTAATATTTCAAAAGCATCAAATACTGCTAATTTTTTTGTAGCCGCGGCATTTTTTAATCTATCGGCTGAAACATCATCTTCTGAATCTACAATTTTTTCTTTAGCAACTTTAATTAATTCTTCAACTGCTTTTTGCCCAGCTTGGATTATATTCTTTTTGGTTTGCTTTGTGTTCATATTTAATTACAATATCATTTGATTCCATACAGTATAAAAGTTCATTATCAACAATAAACTCAAACTCCCTCATTGGTTTAAACCCTACCATATCTCCTGGAGTAATTTGGAGCGCTTCTAATGAACTATTACCATATTTTAATATACCTTTATTCTTTAAAAGTTTTTCTCCCTCTAATAAAGGTTTTACAAAACAATAATCTTCATTAGTAATCCATGAATTTTTATAATACATATATACTTGAAATGGAGTAGCAAAATATAAATTGTCTTTAAAATATTTAGTACTATTTACAGATTTACCTTTCATATTATAATACCTTCTAAATAAATTGTGATGCACTATAACTTTATCTCCTTTTTTTATATTAGTGTTATAAATTAAAGGTACACTAACAACTTCAGCTTCTCTATTTACAAATTTATGACTAGATATTGTAGAATTAACAATTAATTCTTGTCCTTCTATATTAATTTTGTTTTTATATCTTTCACCAATAGGTTTTATAATAAATTGATATAAACTATTCATTAATATTCTAAATCATATTCAACAGATATAGCCATTTGAGAATTAAATTTTTTCCAAGGTAAAATTTCATCTCCTTTTTTTATAAATATATTATAAGATTGTTCTTCTTCATCATTTAAAATATGAGAAATAGTATGACCACCATACACTTGTTGTCCAACAGCATAGTGCATGGCATCATTTTTATAATCAGATCCAATACTGATTTTTCTTATAATACTACTCACTATCTTTTGTTTCTTCAGGTTTAGGAGTGTCAATCATTGTATAACTACCGTCTTCAAGACTAATATTTATGCCACCATATTGCTCTTCTAATTTAGTTTTAAACTCCTCTGCATCTTGAACTATACCGGCATATTTATGTAAAAGACCGTGTTTTTGTGTTTCTATAAAACCAATTTCTTTAAGATATTTAGTTATATCTTCTTGTTGTTGTTTTATAGTGGCTAATTGTTCTGCAGTAATTTTACCCGCAACTTTATTTTTTTCATCACAAGATGAACATCCTTCTTTTTTTGTTTCTTCTTTTTCCATTTGAGTTAATTTAATTTAATTGTTTTTTTATTAATATAATGCTACCATTTCTGTAGCAGTTGTAGCTGAATCAGTTGTATAAACTTTTCTAACTAACATACTTAAAGTGGTTCCAGCTGGAATACTTTGTACTACAACTGTTTGATTTGGTGGTGCAGAAGCAAATTCTACTTTAATATCACCTGTGCCTCCTACATATAATACAAATCCTCCAAAACCAGGTTCTGCTTCATAAACAGCATTAGTACCAGCATCTCCACCACTAGTGGGTGCTTGTAAATCAGTTCCAGCTAATGCTATTTCTAATGTACCAGTAATATTAGTTTGTCCAAAAGCTGTATTTAAATCTGATGCAGTAAAAATAATAGTTTGTGTAGCAGCACCCATATTAGGACCTGCCCCTGGATTAAGAGGTGCACCTACAGCTGCGCCTTGATTTAATCCATCTGGCCTTGTTTGTACTACTCTTACATTTGTTATAGCACCAGAAACATCAGTTTCAATAGTGTACCATGCTCCCCATTGTTTATTTTGAGTGTTACTTGCTGAACCTAAAAAAGTACCTCCAGAAGCAAAAGCTGTAACAGTTTGAGCAACTGCAGCTATATTTCCTGTAGTATCTGTAAATTGTCCTACAGGTATACCAGCTGAACTAGCACCAGGAGCTCTTAAAGTAGCTACAGTTCCAATAGATACAGCATGGGTAGCAGCATCACTTAAATTTTTTTGATATATTCCCATTTTTTTTATTTATTTATGTTTATTGTTTCCAAATACTTTTTCAACTCCACGAGAACCGAAATAACCTCCGATAACAATGGATAGAAGCCCAGTAATAGAGTCTAAGGGATAGTGTAAATACCATCCTATAACGTAACTAATTGTCAAAAATATTAATGTTAATGGACGAACATTAGCAGCAAGCCACGCTCCTGAACGAGCATCTGCAACCCACCGCCTTGTTGTTCCATCAATTTCAGCCCTTTCTATTGTTAGTTTTTGTAAAGCAATTTCTTTATCTTCAGCAGATAAATCTTTATTACCTGTTATTAATTCTGAAATAACGTTACCAGGTAATATTGCATCTCCAACAATACCTAAAATACTAGGTGCTTTTTCAATAAGAAATTTACCTACACCAGTATCTTTAAAAGCCTTTTTTTTACTCATTTATCTAAGGCCTAGTATCTCCAGAAAATCCAGCTTGACCTCCTTTAGAAGTATGTTTTATTAAACTTCTACCTCCTGGTGGTCTTGATTTTAAATTCCAATCGTATTTACCAACCCAATTTTTAACTTTTTGCCAAGTGCTAGGTTCTTCTTCCTTGCTTGTAGTTGAACTCATATCAGATTCATCTCCTTTAAATCCTTTTAAATGAAGAGGACTCATTGATCCACTACTTGCTATTGAATGCTTACTCATCCAAGAACCACTTGCGTGATCCGGTATTGGATTAATCCCAAGTAAGTTTTTTCTTTCTTGAGCAGCAGATTCGTGTTTTTTACCTTTTCCCATTTTATTTATTTTATGAATGATTATGTGCTTTTTTCTCCCAAGGTAAAGATTTACTTCCTTCTTTCATATTAGCTCTAGGATGAATTTGCCATTTATCATTTACTGATTTACGGCTATATACGTTTTCATCATCGTAATATAATAATCCAGATTGAATATCATTAATATGAATTTGCTCATGATTAATAACTTCTTGTCTTTGCTTAGGATCTTTTATGTTTTTATTTATTAATATATTTCCATTTTTATCAGCTTTACCAAGTACACCATCTTCCATATCAATCTCATGAACTGGAGCAGTTGCTACGTAAGGAGGGTTGTTAAGTTTAAAAGCCATTATTTTCTTGTTGAATATGGAAACATTTTATTTAATGCATCTCTTCTTTGTTGACATCCACAAGGAATATTAAGACCTTCAGAGACAGAGTCAACGATGGTCTTAATACCTGTTTTAGTGGTAAACTTTTCAATAGAATCGCCTAATCCTCGTGATTTCATCAACTAATTATTATGCTACTGTAATTGCTGTAATTTCTATTGATGAGTCTAAATGTACATTAGCTACTACTCCTCCAGGATTAGCTGTAAGAGCATTATTAATTCCAGTTACAATATCTGCACCTTTAGCAGTGTCTTCAAAAGTAATATATGAACTAGCATCTAGAAAAAATATTGTAGCTTCATTTGCATTTACTGCACTGTTACTACCTTTTTTAACTAATGCAACATTATCTACACCGATAATCATATCTGCTGTATAATTTAAACTAGCAGCGAAGCTTTCTTTTTTAATTTTGATAAATTTTGCCATTTTTGTTTGTGTTTATGTTTGTGTTTATGTTTTGGTTAGATTTATACAGTTCTATTCTGTTTTATGATTTGGTAGGTTCTTCCATATCCCAACGAGATGTATCTTTATTATAGCGATACCATTGTTTGCTTTCTGCATCTTGTATTCTAAGATGAGGTTGTAAATATTGACGTTTTTGTTCAAAACGTTTCATGTTTTTATCTATCCAAGCTAATCTTCTTTTACTAAGTTCTGATCCATCTTTTAGTTGCTCTGCATCCCATCCTCTATATTTGGCCCATCCTTCAACACCACCTTTTTCACCATAATTTTTATCTACATATTCTTGTTTAGCTTTAAACATTTTTTTATATTCAGGAATTGTAGTAGCATCAAAATAACCCTCTTCTTTTTGAAAATCATGTAATTGGTCGTGATTTAAACCTCTTCTTTTGCTTATATCTACATCTTCTCCACCAAACCATCCTTGTACGTTATATCTTTTATTAGGATCTGGGGCCCAAGGCGGAGGAGTTTCTTCTTTTGGATCTGCAACAAATCGCGTTGTCACTTTTTCATCAGTACCGGTACGAGTTTTATTTTTACTAGCTAAATATGCTTGATATTCTTCTGGATTTTCTTCCCAATATTTTCTACCTTCTTCAGCAGATACGCCCGCTTCTTTAAATGTTTTTCCTTCATATTTATCTTGTGCTGTCCAATCTTGTTTAGTAGTATCTGTATATTCGGTTCCTCCTTCTACTTTTTTAGAAGTTGTAGTTGTTTTTTTATCTTCGTATTGTTTTTCTCCTTTTTCTTTTAATTTTAATTTTTCTTCTGGAGTAAGAAATAAAGGACTACTATATAACAAAGCTCCATCAGAAGTTTGACCCTGATAGGTTCCTAATCCTGTTTTATAAAAAGGAGTTTTACTCATTTTTAGTGATGTTTTTTATCATATTTAATATCTCCAGCTAATTTAGATATATGTTTTTCATCAGCTGTCATATCAATATCGCTATGTCCATGCTTATCATCCCAAAGAACATCTCTTTTAAGATAATCTATATGAGCTGCATCATCCCTTTCAGCGGCATGTACGTTATGTTTAGTTACTGGTGTACGAGAATGTCTAGCATTACCAGAATATTCTCCAAAATGTCCTTTTTCCATAATTGTTTCTTTATTATTATTTATTACTTCTTTTCTTTAAGTTTTACCCATTTAGATACTGTATATCCAATAGTTACGAGCAAAAGTATAATTTTAAGCCATACTTCTATATCCGTCATAGAAATAGCTAACGCTAAACCGTTTATCAGTAGTAGTTTAAAGTCTGGCATTATTATATCTTTGTCCCTTGAGCTATTGATGTAATTGGGTATTTTACTTGCATATCAAGTTTAGAGTTTGGATATTTTAGTACTTGCATACCTTTAATACCTGAACTAGATCCAACACCGTGAATTCTACCAACTTGATTTAATGGGCCATCCCATATATGAGATTCTCCTACAATACCTATTTTTTTATTTCTACTTGCTTTGTTATATGCTTTATCGTCGTGCATGATGATTTGTTTAATTGTTATAGTGCATTTTCTAATATAATTATAAATAAAAATATAACTATACCAGCTATTAAATAGCCTGTCATTAGTCTTTTTTTAGTTGTGGATATTTTCTATATACACAAGCTTTAATTTTATCAGGATTTTTAGCGTTATGAGCAAGTTTAATAGCTGACTTTGCTCTTTTTAATGTATTTACAGGATATGTACCTTTAGGTCCACAAAAATCTGATTTAGCTACATTAGGATATTTACCAGCATTTGACATTCCTGGTTCTTCTCTTATCTCTGATAATGTTTTTAAAAATGGGGAATTACTTTTCATAATATTTATTTTTCTTCTTTTTTATTATCATCTGAATCTGTTTCATCACCACTTTTTGAAACAACATTACTTGTTATTTGTCCTATTTGATCAATAGCGTCCGCAGCGCTAGTGTCTACATCAACAACTTGTTCTGGGTTTTCATAAGAACCTTGTTTAAGCGGACTTTTCATTGCAAAAGCACTACCAGCATTTAAACCACCCATTAAAGTATTATAATCTCTATCAGCTAAAGTACCTGTTCCTGCACCTGCTGGTCCTTGTGTTAAAGCAGATAGTCCACTAGCTTGAGTATCTCTGCCTCTATTTACTACATTTTGCATAGAAGGACTAGAAATGGAACTAATATGTGATGGAATTACTTCATTTTGCTGAGGTAAAACACTTTGAGCTGCTTGTTGAGCTGCTAAAGTTCCAACTATACCTTTATTTTCTAATGGAATTTTTTTATTCATCTTGTTTTATCTTTATTTACATTTTTTATAGCGGTTATTAAAACTTTATCTGTATAAGTTTTACCATGCATTATTGAATTTCTTCTTTTACTTGTTGGTACGTCTTCTTCACCTAGCATAATTCGGTACATTCGTGCTATTAGTTGTCTACACTTGAAAGAAACTTTATAGATATTATACTTTTGGGTTGTTCTGTTTCGATTTCTCCAAACTACAATCCAGTTGTTTTTTATCATTTTGTTCCAGCGTCTATTATCCCAACTATAAGCATAGGTACCGATCTTAAAATCTTGTTTAGTAAAAAGACCCATACAATCGAAATATATTAATAGTTCTAAATCCGCATCGTTTAAGTTATTGTTTCTACATGCCCATTTTCTAATAAGCCTATAATGTTTTAATAGATTTAAATCCTTAATATCATTTGAATTTAATTTCCTCATAAAACCACAACAACATCTTGTAATTTAATAACAGTAAATTTATCTTTGTTGAATTCAATCCCATGACCAGCATGACGATCATAATAAATTAAATCCCCTTTTTTTAAACCTTTTATATCCTCACTAACAGAAACTACTTCAGCTTTTCTATACCTGATATCCTCTCTGTCTTTTTCTATAATTAGTAATCCACCTTTTGTTTTATCGGTTTTTACTTTTTCAGGTTGTATTATAATATTATTTCCTATTGCTTTCATCAATTCTTAAATTATTGATTACACAATCAGTTGATAATATTGTAGTTGCTACAGAAGCAGCATTTACTAGTGCACTTTTTGTTACAAGCAAAGGATCTATAATACCAGATTCTTGCATATTAACTTCTTCACCTGTAATAACATTTATACCTACACCTTTTTTTGTTGGTAATTTAGCTTTAATCCCTGCGTTTTCTAATATAATTTTAAATGGGGATAAAATAGCTTTTGTTAATACTTCTTCAGCTTTATTATCTTCTTCTATATTTGTTGCTGCATTAAGAAGTGCAATACCACCACCTGGTACAATACCTTCTTTTATAGCGGCTTTTGTCGCACATATAGCATCTTCTATTCTATCAGATTTTTCTTTTAATTCTATATCTGAATTTGCACCAACTTTTACTATTGCTATTTTAGCTGATAATCTTGCTAATCTTTTCTCAAGTCTTATCACGTGAGCAGGATTAGGTTTATTAACTAATTCTTCTTTAACAGTTTCTATAACGCCTAATACAGCTTTATTTGGTTCGCCTACTTGTATAATTGTATCTTTTTCATCTGTTATAGATTTTAAACAACTACCTAATAATTCAGGTTGTATTAAATCCATATCATCTCCAAGATCTTCATTTATGACAGTAGCTCCAGTAAGCATTGCAAGATCATCTAAAGTTTCTCTTTTATTAACTCCAAATGTAGGTGCATTTACAATATTTACTTTTATATTCCCTTTTGTTTTATTCATAGCAAGAGTTGCCATTACAGGAGCTTCTACATCTGCTATAATAAGTAAAGGTACATTCTTTTTTATAACATGCTCTAATACCGATTGAATTTGCCTTATATTTTCTACTGGAGATTCTATAAGTAGTACTGCTGGGTTTTCTAACTCTGCAGTCTTTTTTGCTTTATTGGTAATAAAATGTGGATTTGTTAATCCTTTTTCATATTGTATACCATCTACTAATTCTACTTGAGTTTCAGGTAATGAAGAATGTTCCATCATTACCACACCTGTTTCACCAACAGATCTGAACGCATCACCAATAATTTTACCAAGTTTTGGTTCATTATTAGTAGAAATAGTAGCAATTTGATCAATCATACTTCCTTTTACAGGAATTGCTATTTTTTCTAAGTATTTAATTACTTTTTTAACACCACTTTCAATACCTTCTTTTAATTCTCTAGAATTTATTTTAAGGTCTTTAGCTTCTTGAAGTATTGCGTGAGCTAAAATTGTTGCGGTTGTTGTACCATCACCTGCTTCTGAAACTGTTTTTCTAGCAGCTTCTTTTAACAGTGTAGCACCCATATTTTCTACAGGATCTAATAAAACTATTGAATTTGCAACAGTAACACCATCTTTTGTAATAATTGGATTACCCTTGTCATCTTCAAGTAATACACATTTACCGCTAGCCCCTAAAGTGGAGCTAACAGCTTGTGTAAGTTTATCGATTCCTTTAAATACTTGATCTTGAGCATCTTGCCCAAAATTAAGATTTTTGACTATTAAGTCTGGCATATTGAATTGAATTTGATTTAATTTATTAAAATTTATTTAAAGGTCTTAACGACTTTTGGACCGTTTAAGAATTCTATTTTTTTCTTGTAGTGCTCAACCGATGCATTAACTGCTGATTCAGCCCCTTCAAGTGTTTCTCTACGGGTTACATCCATCCACTGTTCAGAGTCTGGATCTTGGTATTCAGTTTGATAAAAACCATTAGGTAATTGGGTTATTCGCCAATTCTTCTTCTTAGCTATATGCTTCCAAAGGTTTTGGGTTTTTTCTGAAATTTGTGGTTGACTATTCCACGAATGAGTCTGGTAATAAAGTGTCATAGGTTTTGGTTTTAATTATTTGACATTTGGTTATAAATATATAGTTACTTGTTTTTCTTTGTTTTTAAGTGAATTTTTAATTACAAGGTGTTTCATTGTATAATTCTGATACTTGAGTAGATGTTAAATCTGTAGTGAATATTCGAACTTGATCAATATCTCCATTAAATTCATAAGCAAATGATGTAGGATGTATACCTATATATGAAGCCCCTCGGGATGTTAAATTAGTTGTTAAAGCTAGTGATGTATTAGTCCCTAAAGAAGATCCATTATAAAATAATTCCCATTTGCTATCATAAGTTCTACTTAAAACTATATGTTGCCACACACCAACTGTTACCGATCCAGTTTGAAAAACATCTCCTGATCCTGTACCTGTACAGCTTGGAGGAACACAAACCCATGGTTCTAAGACATCATAGTTTAGATAAAAATTAAGTCCACTATGTGTACTAGCTCCATATCCATCTGTACCAAATATACTTTGCCATTGATTACTAACTGTATCAGGTCTAATCCAACAAGAAATAGCAAAACTCCCAGTAAAATTAAAATCATATGGTATTTGTACATAACCACTTCCATTAAAAACACCTGCTTTACCATATTTACCAGAATCTGTGTATGTTATACTGTTCGGTACTCCATTTGCCCAACCACATGTATCATTAGTATTGTCTTGAAATTCATATAATGCGGCTGCACTTGTTGGGTAATTACATATACATGCGGTAGGTTGACCGGTTATATATTCATCTGCGATTTGATTCCAATTACTACCATCGTAATATTCTACATAGCCATATTGTTCATTGTATCTAAATTCTCCCTGGTCTGCAGTAGCAGGACGTGTTGCACCATAAGAAGTTCTTAATCCACCTGCTCCAGCTCCTCCTCGTTCATCATAACCTCCTCCGCCTCCTCCGGCTAAAACTAAATAATCAGCAATAAATGAAGATGGGGTTCCAGAGAATTCTATTGTTCCAGAAGTTTTAATTTCTGCATATCTATCAGAACCTATTGTGTTATCTACAGTACCTGTTGCTGTTGTTAATGTAGCTGAAATAGTAGAAGGATATCTTATTATAATAATTCCATCACCACCATCACCACCAGAAGGTGTTCCTGAATTACCACCTGCGCTTCCTCCGCCCCCACCTTTTTCATTAGTTCCACTTCCACCGGTTGCGTTAGCTTTTCCATCTCCCCCACCATAACCAGACACAGCAGAACCACCAGTAGTATAACCACCGCCACCTCCGCCACCAGCAAGTTTAGTTCCCGCGGCATCTTTTATGTATGAAATAATACCTATACCTCCCATACCTCCAGTGCCAGGGCTTGCATTACCTCCAACGCCACCAGCACCACCGCCTCCACCACCAGCTTCATTTGATGAAACTCTAGGATATGCAGTTCCTCCTTTATAACCTTGATCTGTTGTACCTAAACCAGGAGCAGATCCTCCACCAGTATCATTTCCAGGAGCACCTCCACCAGATCCACCACTAGTTCCAACATAACTTGTTGCAGATCCTCCTATACCTGATCCACCACCTATAGCTGTAATAGGAGAACCTGTAAAACTACCAGAAATACTAGAATTTCCTCCACTTGTTGGATCATTAAGACCAGTTTTTTGTCCTCCACTACCACCAGCTCCTACGGTAAGAGTGTAAGTTGTACTAACAGCTAAGGTAAGACTATTTTCTACTAATCCTCCACCACCAGATACATAATTATTTCCAGTAGGTATTACAGTACC